TGAAAGTTCGTGACTTTGCTTATAAAAGAAATCCTACACAAACAATTAAAGCAGGATTTGTTGCACAAGAGTTACAAACAGTTTTTTCTTCTGCTGTCTCATACTCTGAAAGCGACGATGATAAAATTCTATCTGTATCAAGAGAAAGATTAATTCCTGTGTTGGTTAAAGCCATACAAGAACTATCCGCAAAGAACGATGCTCTTGAAGCACGTATTACAGCGTTGGAGGCATAGATGAGTAGAGCAGCAGAATTAGCCTCAATTCAAGGGGTGGCAAAGGCGTGGGTTGGTGGTGAAGCTAACGCCGTAAGAAGTGATTCTTTTAACATGAGTGCGTCCACAGACCACGGTGACGGTGACTTTAGCTATGGCTTGACTAATGCTTTTGCTAATTTGCACTACGCTCAATCTGGTATGGTTGAAACAGATGCCTCTGCTGCTAAAACGTTATTGCGGCATACGGATAGGCATAGTACTTCTGTTATAGCGGTAGAGTTAGTCAACGCATCTGGTACTAATCAAAATTATGACCACGATGTTATTGCACACGGAGACCTAGCCTAATGCCTACAGATAATGTTAATTAATGCGAATGGCACAGGAGCAAACTATAGAACCTGCACTGAAGGTACAGATGGAACTTGACGCCCACGAAAAAGAATGTGCTATGTTCCGCGAGTTGGTACACGGTAAACTGGATGGGCTGGATAAGCGCATGTGGCGTTTAGAAGCAATGATAATGGGTAGCACAGTAATGGTAGTGGCTATGGTCGTTACAGTATTTATGGGAATGAATTAATATGGCGATGTTCAAAGCATTTAAACCTGAAGCAATGAATAAGATTGCAGGGGCAATGGGATATACTGGTAACATGGATTCATTCCAGCAGTATATTGAACAAGACCCAGCACGTAAGGCACGTATGAATGGCTTTGTACAAGCTGCACAGACTATGGCTAAAGGTGGTATGGTTAAGAAGATGCAGACTGGTGGTCTTTTATCTGCAGGTCCAGAGTTTTACACACCACAACAGGGCGAAACGCTAACTAGAACTACAGATTCTATGCGACCATACGCAGCAGCTATGCCAATAACAGGCGGTGAGTATGCGTATAAACCTGATGGTACACGTGTAACTGTTAAGCAAGGATATTTTGACCCACAGCCTAGTCAAAAACAAGTAAGCGATATGGAGCAGTTTCCTATTGCTGATATGCCTGACCCACGCACAGCACAACCAGCACCCACACCTGCTGCACCTACAAATACCCCAACAACTATAGGTGAAGCTACAATGCAACGTATGTTTACACCCGGAGTTCCTGAAGGTGGTGTAACTACTGCTGCTATGACACCAACAGGTCCGGGTCAAGAAGTACAGCAGGGTACTGGCTCACTTACAGGTGCAGTTGCAGTGCCTACAGCAATGGCAATGACAGCACAATCAATAGCAGAACAAGAGAAAGCTGCTAACACATTTAGTGCTGCACAGGCTGCACCTGCTGTAGATGCAGCTATGAATGCTACACAGGCTGCACAGACTGCTGTTGCTGATCCTCGCGCACAAGTTACTGCTGCACAGCAAACAGCATCTTCTGTAGGCAATCTAACTGAAGCACAAGGTAATGCCACATTAATCAACAGCCCTGTACAACGTAGTATACAATCTGGTGAGTTAATTACTGGCGCAGCTAACGCACAGACTGCTGCCACCTTTACTGAACAGGTGCAAGCTGCAGAGGCTACACCATCTACACAAGCTACAGTACAAGGACAGCTTGCCTCTCTTACTGCTAACTTTGACGCTACAAACCCACCAGCGTGGGCTGCAGGTGCATTAAGGGGTGTACAGGCACAGATGGCTCAAAGAGGGCTTGGTGCGTCTTCTATAGCTGGTCAGGCTATGGTTCAAGCTGCACTAGAGTCTGCTTTACCTATTGCTTCTGCTGACGCACAAACTATTGCACAGTTTGAGGCGCAGAACCTTTCAAATAAACAACAACGTGCTATGCTTGCGGCACAACAGCGTGCGACATTTATGGGTCAAGAGTTTGATCAAGCCTTTCAATCAAGAGTACAGAATGCATCACGTATTTCAGAAATAGCAAATATGAACTTTACTGCTGAACAGCAGGTGCAGCTAGAAAACTCTCGTGCTGCAAATACAATGAATCTTAACAACCTGTCTAACTCACAGGGTATGGTAATGGCAGAGGCTGCTGCTCTAGCGCAGATGGATGCATCTAACTTAAACAATAGACAACAAAGTGCAGTACAAAATGCATCTAACTTTATGCAGCTTGACATGGCTAATTTGTCTAATCGGCAACAAACAGAATTATTTAAAGCACAACAACGCACACAATCCATGTTTACAGATGCTGCTGCTACAAATGCGGCGGCACAATTTAATGCTACGAGTCAAAACCAAGTGGATCAATTCTTTGCTAACTTGGGGCAGCAAACATCACAGTTTAATGCTACACAACAAAATGCACAGTCACAGTTTAATGCAGGACAAGCCAACACAGTAGAACGATTTAATGCAGAAATGAACAATCAACGTGATCAGTTTAATGCACAGAATCAACTTGTAATTGCACAGTCTAACGCACAGTGGCGTAGACAGATTGCTAGTGCTGACACGCTTGCTGTTAACAGGGCTAATGAACTAAATGCCAATGCTGTTTTAGATATTAGTAAAACTGCCTACGATAATCTGTGGAGTTATTATGCTGACACTATGGAGTGGGCATGGACAAGTGCTGAAAGTGAGTTGGATAGAAATATTACTTTAGCTGTTGCACAGTTAGAGTCTGATTATAAAAAAGAGGTGCAAGCTATGGCAAGCAGTTCTGCAGCAGGTACAGCTATTGGTAGTTTGATCGGTACACTTGGAAGTGCTGCTCTTCAACATGGATTTGGTAAGATTTTTTAGGATATAAACATGATAACCAATAACGCAAAAAGTATATATTTAGGTGTAGATAAAATACCAGTTAAACAACAAGAGGAAAAACCTGCTTCTTCTGGTTTGTTAAACAGAACAAAATCAAGTTCTGGTGTTTCTAATAAATTAAAAAGCCAACCTGCTTATCAAGTTGCGGTTATTAGAAATGTTATTCGTAGAGAAAGATTAAAAAGACAGGAAACATGATGCAGAAAGAAAGATTATTAGATGCTCCTATTCCCGGTATGTCTTTAACCCATGAATTAGGGGCAAGGCCGTGGCAACAACCAGCACGTCTAACAACTATTACTGAAGTGTCTGAACATTATCTTGAAAGGATGATGTTGCCAGCATTTAATAATTCTTTGATTCCAGTTATGGAAATGGGAATACCTCTAACAACGGTTGCCAACACACTACAATTAGCTGGTGTAATGGATGGCACTCATTCTGTAGATACAGGTCTTCTTGTTTTACCTGTGATTATTGAAACTCTTATGCTTCTTGGTGATGAAGCAGGTATAAAGTATAATACAGGTTTAGAAGATGATGCTGAATTAACACAATCAGATTCAATTGGTACGGGAATTGCCGAAAAATTAATTAGAAATAAAGATAAAATAAACATGGACGAACAGTCTGAAATTGTCGTTGATGATATTAAACCAGAAGAAGAACCTACTGGATTAATGGCGAGGAGAAATTAGTATGGCATTTTTAGGCAGTTTGGGAAAAGCACTAGGAATAAAAGATTCAGAATTTGCTAAAGGTGTTGTTACGGGTTTCAGCACGTCTGTTGCAGATGAACTTGATGACGATTTGACTTTAACTAAAAAAACCACGCAGGATTTAATTACTCGCCGTGTGGAAAAAGGTGATGAATATAATGAAGAGTATTATAAGCTATATAATAAAAATGAAAATGAGATTGACGCACTTGTAGGCCAACTAGGTAAAGGGGGTGAAGATTTAATGCACTCTCTTATAACTAATTATTCTTTTACTGGTGCTAAAAGTATGGCTGCAGAACTAATAACTCTGTCTAAAGAAACAGGCCAACCTGCATATAAAATTGCAAACATGACAATGCGTGATATTGGCGCAAATAGAGCCACTGTTCCTCAACTAACAAACTTAGTAACTATAAAAAGAGAATTGCCAGAAATAAAAGACGTTGATTCTAGAGTTGGTCTAGTTAAGATGTTTGGCACTAAAGGAGATACTAAGGGAGAAGATATTTCTAGACGTTCTGCTGAATTACTAGACGCAGGTGGACAGTTTAAACCTACTGTTGATGAAGATATGCCATCAGCTTTGGGTATTGAAATAGATCAGTTTGATTTAGGTAGAAGGGCTGATTTACTTAATGAAATACAAAGAATGCGTGTACGTGCATTACAACTAGAAAAGTCAACAAATCCTGAAGATAGAGATAAAGCATCAAAAGTTGCTTCTGAAGCTGATGCTCTGTATGCAATTCTTCAAGATACCACTACAAGATTAGACAAAGAACTTACTGTGCCTACAATAATAAGAATTACTAATGAAATGTCAGGTGTTCTTGCAACAACTAATAGTTTAGGTGGTAAGTGGGCAGAGAATGGAAGTGGTTATATTGGTAGATCAGACCAAGCAGAGGTAGCAGAGGCTATTGATAATGCTGGTGGTTATTATGCAAACATAATAGCAAGAGCATATAAAGATAAAGCTAAAGGTGTGTATAAAGATGAAACCATTGAGATTATAGTACTTGCTCGTATAGCAGCAGGACAAAATAAAAAATTAGTGTATATTCCAGCACAGGGAGATGTTCCAGCATCTGTGATGATGAGTAATGAACAATTAATTCCAGAAACCATTTTTAAATTGGCTGGTACAGCTAAAAACAGTGGAACAATTATACTTCAACCCAACGCGCAAGGGTCGGTAACTCAACAGCAAACCGGACCAAACGCCACACAACCTACTGGTCCTATTAATGGGACAATAATTAAAGGTCATATAGGTAAATATAATAGTGCTTCATCTGCTAGTGATAAAGCTGCTGCAATAGCAGAATTAGAAGCCTATTTAACAAATAACGGTTTCACACCACAAGCTGCTAAAAAAGAAGCTGAAAGGTATCTTAACATATAATGTCATATAATCTTTATGGAGATAAGTATTTAAATAAAGACTCACTTCTTCAGAATGACGAATTTTTGTCTGATGCTAGAACTTTTTTAATTAAGAGAGGTGGCTACAGTGCAGATGATGTTAGGGACAAAGAAGATGTTTACGCTGGTTTTTTAGAACATTTCCGATATCAAAATGTAAACGAGGTCACGGCAACACGTGATCTTTTTTATGCCCAAAGTGATGATACCACTGATGAAGAAAAAGAAGGCATGGGCAAACTCATGGACACTTTTGATAAGATGGATACGGAATTTGGTTTAGCGGCGGCTCAAGACTACTTGGGGGGTGTGTTATTTGCTCCGTCCACTTATGCAGGTATGTTTTCTTTTGGTGCAGGAAAAGCTGGCGCATTAGCTGCTCAACAAGGTGTTAAATTTGGTATTAAACAGGCACTAAAAGGAGGAGCAAAGACTGCAATAGGCTCTGCTGCTGTTGACGCACCAATAGCTGCTGGAACTGCTTTAGCACAAGAACAAGTACGAGTTGAAACTGATGTAAAAGATGAGATTGATTTTACTAATGTTGGTTTAGCTACAGCACTTAGTATCGCTGCACCTGCAACAATAGGTCTTGCTACAGGAACTAAAAGAGAGTTAACAACTAATACCGCAGAAAAAATACGTCAGGTTGCTCTTGCTAAAGAAAAGAAACCTATTTTGACTGCCCATAAAGTAACAAAGAAAGTTTTAAACTCCACAAAAAAAGAAACTGCAGGAGTAAGAAAAGACGCAAAGAAATTTATTGCTAAACTTGCGTTGTCTGACACTGTTCCAGAACAACTAAAAGCAGGAAAGATAATTAAAGAAGGTCTTGGAGATGGAGATAAAATAATTGGTGGTTTAGATAAACAGGTGCATGAAAATATTGCCGTTGCTGCTGCTAGAATACTAGACAAAGTGCCACCAATAAGACAAGTTGTAGGAAAAAAGCAAGTTTTAAAAGAGGAGCGTATAGGCTCTCGTATTACGAGGGGTATAATTGACGGTCATATAACAGAGGAAGAGATTGCTCGTATTACAGGACAACACTACACTACCATGTCACAGATTGGTGCTTTAATTGCAGAGGACTATAGTGAGGCTGGTGCTAAGTTGGGTTCTCTTGGTAGGGCAGCTAAAAAAGAAAAGAAAATAATGCTGGACGAGTTGACTGTTTTAGATCAAAGACTTCATGGTTTAGCTGATGCTACTACTCGTTCACGTATAAGTGTTAGAAATGGTGGTTCTGCAAGCGTTGCAACTAAGTCAGGTTCTGTATTTAGAAATTGGTTTAGTTTGGGAAATTTAAATAAAGCACGTATTGGTATGATGACTGTTCAACTTGCTACTACAGCACGTAATACAACAAATGGTTTGATGCGTAATTATGTTTATGCTTTTGATAATTTAGGAGCAGGATTAGTTAATGCTGGAATAGGTGGTGTAAAAGCATTATCTGATATAACTAAAGGTCAAATGTCTGACGAAGCATTAAGATCATTGCGTCTTGGTCAGGCTCAAATGCGATCTGGCGGTCAGGCTCTTTATGCAAAAGATATGTGGCTGGGAACAAGTAGCTTTGAAACTCAAGCACTAGACATGTTATTTACTGATTCCCGTTTTGGTAAAACTCCTTTGGCTAAAGAATTATTTAGATCACTTGGTGATGTTGGAGATTTAACAGGTGGAGAAGGTGGTATAATTAGTGTAGCTAGAAAATTTAATGTCCTTAATACCATGAGTGATAACATGTTTAAGAGAGCAATCTTTTCTAGAGAGATTGATAAATATTTATTTGCTAATGGTCAAAAGGGTGGCCTAAAAGGATTTTTTAAAGAAGCATATTTAGACCCAAAAACATCTGCAAAAGCCAGTGGTAGATTTAGTCAAATAGATGATAAAGCTATTGGTGAAGCTATGGAAACGGCCTTGGGTTTTACTTATCAAACAGGTAAATTTGCTGGTAAAGAGGGTGTTTTTAATACGGGTGCTAACGCTTTTATTGAACTGGCTACTAAAACACCAATAACTGTGGGTATACCGTTTCCTAGATACTTAGTAAATCAGCTTATATTTATGTATGAACATATGCCTATGCTTGGTTTATTTAATCTTGGTGGTATACTTAATAAAGCGGGTAAGAAGGGGACACAAGAATTTTTACCGATTGAAAGTGCAGATGTTTTTGCAGAAAGAATGGGAAAACAAGTTGGTGGTTTTGCAACTCTTACTGCAATGTTTGGAATACGAACAGTGTTCGGCGATGAAACAACTGGTCCATATCAATACAAAGACCCAACAACTAATAAGACTATTAATGCAGAGGCAAACTTAGGTCCGTTTATGGGTTTTGCTATGCTTGCAGACTTAATATATAGACACTCTGGGCCTAATAAAAAACCTTTATTTGGAATTGTAGATTTACCACAACTTCACGATAATGATAAAGTTGCTGTTGACATACCATATCCAACAAGAGATATTGCAAAAGCCTTTACAGGCGGAACAGCACGTGCTGGTTTGGGACTAGACACATTTAATTTTTTTAGTGAGTTAGCACTTAACTTTGAAGAAGGTGGATCATCACAGAGAACATTTGAAGAAGAATTTGCTAATTCTGTAGGAAATTTATTTAACACATTTACCGTTGGTGCTGGTATGTTTAAAGATTTAGCTGGCACGTTTATGGGTCCAGAGTATCGTATTGTTCCTGATAATACTGATGTTGACCTTGTGGAACTTGCGTTTAAACAATCTATGCGATCTTTTCCACAAGAAGTTGACATTGATGAAGGTGATGTACCTTTATACTCAGTTGGACGATCTGGACCTGTAGTAAATGTCAATCCCTTTTTAAAAGCTGTAACAGGTATAACTATGGAGCGAGAAAGAACATTGCTTCAAGAAGAGTTGGATCGTTTACGCTTTAGTTACGCAGAACTAAGCCCTGCACGTATTAAACTAAATAAACCTCTTACAAATCTAGCTAAAAAAGAATTAGGTGAAAAAATGGATACTAATGTATCTACATTCATCCAAAACCCTGATTACACTTCTTTACCTAATGATGTTGTAAAAAGAATAGCACTGTCTCAATTTATTAAAGATGAAAGAAGACAAGCGAGGGCTGATGTTTTAGAAATAGAATATCCATCTGGTCAAGATATAGCACAAAAGGCAGAGACACTTTTTAGATCATTAAAAGGAGATAAAAAAACAATAATAGAACAAATATATAAACAAAGAACAAATGGTATTAGTATTCACGATACTGGTCATTATGAATATGGTCTTGCTATATATGAAGATGAGTTTGGCGAAGGTAAAATAGATATGAGAGATGAGTTAGAACCAGTAATAAAATAAGGGGGCAATTAAGCCCCCTCTTTTTATGTCCAGTATTCTGCAGTCCACCAACCGTTTAGTTCCCTAGTACAATCGCAGATCATTTCCGTTACAGCCATGCCCATTACATAACATAGCCAGAGAACAATTAATATGCCGGGTATCTTCCTAGCGATTGTCACCATCACCACTAATTTTCCCACGGTCTTTCCTTCCCTGTAACTTACTCAAGTTAGCTGCTGCAAGTGCCGACAACTCAAAGCCTAAGTCATTGGCTAGTGCCGCACAGTACCAGAGTACATCCCCAATCTCTGCAGCAATCTCCATCTTCTTAACCTCAAATGATTCACGGTCAGCACCGTCACGTATGAACTTCTTGACCTTGTTAGCTACCTCACCAGCCTCACCAGCCAGCCCTAAAGCTGGGTAGGTGATTGCATGTGTCTTAGGGTAGATAGCAAACTCAGCGGCCTTTTGTTGATACTCTTGTAATCTCATGTCTTTGTACCTCTTTTTAATCCAGTTATTAGCTTCTTGCTCTAGCTTGTTCATTCTTTTGTACCCTCTTTAAGTTGGCATTGAAGGCATCATTCCATCCTCTCTGCCACTCACGAAACTGCATGGTGTTAGGGTGCAGTTTTCTTTCTACCTTTGGTTTAATTTTTTTATCTATGTCTATAGATTCACCCCAAGCAAAAAAGTCTTGATAGCCCCACTCATATTGTACTTTAAGTGGAGCATCATATTTACTTAACCCATTACGTCTTTTCATTCTCTTCCCCTTGAGACTCCAGTTTTATTGATTTAGCTAGGCTGTTACTAAATTCTGCACTAGCAACTTTAAGCTGATCTAGATGCATACTTGTAGTCTTTATCTTAACTTTCAAGTCCATTACTTGTTCTAGCATGTATTTCTGTAGGTCTGTCAAGTCATCTAGGTTTGCATACTCCTCTCCATCAATATTTACTGTTTGTTTGTTTTTTTCTGCCATCTTTATCTCCTTTTTTAAATTGTGTATTTTTCCTATAGATACATTATACTTATCTGCTAACTTTCTAACAGTCATTTTACTATTGACATCATTTTTAAAGTACTCTTGAAAGTCAGGATGTATCGTTTTCTCTGGTCTTCCTGTTTTCATATTTTTCTTTTTCCTTTAACCATTCATCCCATTGCTCCGACTTGCGGGGTGGGTTGTGTATTAACCAACCATCACCCCGTTTCCATATCAATTTTTTACTCATTAAAGTAATTGTTTAGGATGTCAAGTCTATCTTCATGCGATGCAATTTTATCCAATTCACCTTGCATAGCTTCCATTATATCTGAATGTTCTCCAATCCCTACAGGATTACGTAAATAAAATTCTATATTACAAACATGCAGTGCTATATTAGCCTGTGCATGTTTACGTAATACTTCTAACATTTGTTCTCTCATATGTCAACTCCTTTTCTACGCAGCATTCAAGTCTACAATTTCACAAGCATCTGCAGTACACGCTAACTCACGTCCACCTGATGTTGTGTCTTCCTTCTCAAACTCCTGTAGCAGTGACCAGTCTACACTCGTAGGCATCTGTGCCAGCATAGCATCATACTCATCTTCTGTACAGTCCTGATATGGTGCTTGCTTGTACGTATGGTCACTGAATGGTAGGAAGCTGATGCCTGACACTTCGTCAAAGTGTTTGTACACCCATGCACCTACGTCCATCCATTCGGATTCCTTCACAGAGATTGTTACGCTAGGCTTGTGTTCACACCAGTGACGCTGGTAGGTAAGCCACAACTCTAGCTGTTCAATAGCTGTCAATATTGTACGTGTCACTGCACCTCGTGGTGATGCCATAGGGAAGCTGAACACTGTAGTAGATTCAGGCTTCATAACATCAGCCTCTGCAGGGATACCTTGTGATGTAAGGAACTGCGTTAGTGGGTCTTTGTTGTCACCACGCACAGTACGGATGTAGTGTGCATTGTGCCTTGCATGAATGCCACTGGCACTGTCTACAAGCTGTGACACTGTGCCGCTAGGCTTCACACAGGTGATTGCTGTTGACCGTGGTATACCTAGCTTCTTAGACATACCTTTGTTAGTCTCTACAGCTACCTCACGTAGCAATTCAAGTGTAGCACTAATGTTTGTGCCTAGTGTGGCACTGTTACCTGACAGCAGTTCATTGTCCATGATACCAGTAAGTGATACACCCAACAGTCTTTCTTCCTCTGTGTTTTTCTTCCAGATGTTACGCAGATACTTGAAGTCTGTCAGTGTTGACTGGAATGTACCCAAGATTGTAGCCAAGCCTACTTTAGTAGCTAGTGTCTTTTCTGTATCACCAGCACGTGCTACTACCTCTGACAAATTACAGAACTGGTATGGGCGTAGGATTATCTCACTGCAAGGGTTGCAACCGAAGTCATGGTCAGCATCACGTCTGCCATTCTTAGCGGCCTGTACTTGTGCTGACTTACGGTTGAAGATACCACGTTCACCTGACTTACTCTCGTACAGTGACACCCATTCACGCATGAATGTACCCATCTCAGGCTTGCCCTTGTACGCTACAGAGTTGTTAGCCAACGCACGTTGCCCTTCATTCTCCCACCACATACCTGACTTAGCATGTGCCATCTGGTCATCATTAAGATTAGACAATGAAATCAATGCACTACGGCGTACACCACCGACTACAACAACCTCACCAATCTTACACATAATGTCGTGACATTCAATAGGGAACAGCTTACGACCTGCCGCACCCCTAAACTTGTCAATGACGAACTGAAATAGTTCTTCCAATGGCTCTGGGCCTGATGCTCTACCGCCGAATGTCTTGAGTCTTTCACCTGCGGCACGTACTTGTGACACGTCCCACTTAGGTACTTGACCAGCATACAGCATAGCAATCAATTCACGTAGTGACTTAGCCCATCCGGGTCTGCTATCACCCACCTTGATTACTGTATCTGTAAGGTGCATATCTTCATTAACTGTAGGCATCTTCTCAACGTTATGTCTCTCCACAGAGAAGCCTACACCTGTGCCACACATCAGGATGTACATAGTCTCATCAAATGCTCTAGGGCTATCCACAGGGACGTATGAGCAGTTGTATGCCCCTACGTGGCAACGATCTAGTGCAGGGCCAGATGTCATCAAGGCTCTCATGCTAGGCATGATGTCTTGGTTCAGTACAGCTTGCTCTAGTTCACTGCGTAGGCCATCATCCAATACATAATTGCAGGTAGAGTACAGGTGATTCTTCATGTAATCAAAGTATCGTTCTACTGTTTCACCCCATGTCTCACGGCGTTGTTCATCTTCTTTCCATCGTGCATACCGTGATAGCGCGATAAAGTTTTGATAATCTGTTGGTAGATAATTGTTCATTCTTTACTCTCCATAACTGCTCTAATTGATTTTACTGTAACACCTTCTATGTCGTGTATCAAGTCTAAAAACGCATCTTCTAACTCTTCGTCTACTCTACCGTCTGATGGTATAGGATATTCTTCTTCATCAATATCTAGTGATACAAACATTTTAACTCTCATCACTAGCCACCACATCTTCTAGAAGAGTGTTGAGATACCACTGTGCTTTCTGCAAGTCTTCTAGTGGCCTTCCCTTGTAGTCAAATCGCCACATATACTTCATAACATTTCCTTGCAGGTAGTACTTAAAGTTTGGACCTAGTGCGGCCTGTATTGCAGAGATGCATTCTATTCCAGATTGATTATAATGAGATGGGCTGTTGACCATATCAACATTACCGTAGGCTTCTTTACCTGCTTGCTCTAATGCATCTGGTTGTATCGCCGCTTGTTTCATATACTCTTCATGTCTCATTATGCTTTCCCTTTCGTGCGACTGTTGAAAGATAACTTTACCACATTATCTCCTATATTTTCAACTGTGTGATTTTCTATAGCATCATCGTCTGAATCTGAAGTCTCAACAATAAAATCTTCTATTTGTTTTATTACTTCTGGATTCTCTTCCATGAAGGCTACGGAACAAGCAACTATTTCTGCAAGATTCTGCAGATGAAGAAAACTTTCTTTGTCTAGAGGACTAGACTTATCATAAGTAATACTAACTTCCAATCCACCTGTCCAACAAAAATCTTCATCTAAGTCTGGTTTCAACTGTATATTGAATGAAGCATGGTCTAATTGTAATGACATTTTTTATCTCCTTTTTACTTTTGTACCCATAAACTTTATAAAGCTGGGGTGGTTGTTTTTACCTTTTTCCTTTAGCCAATCTTCAGGAATAATGCGGTCATAGTATAAGAAACCATACTTTATACACCACTCAGCATAGCTACTCTTTGCTCCCTTACGTAACTTTGACCTACTATTAGTGAAAACAAAACGTATGTCAAGTTTAGGATGTTGTTTTTTTATGGTAATATGCTTACGCCTGTCTGCCGTAAGAAACCTACCTTTTGTTTCAATTATTATTCCATTACTCAAAATGAAATCTGGGGTGTATGTGCGGTAGGCTAGGTCTTCCCACTCAATCTTGATTGATTCATACTCATAAGGTTCATTATGCTCCTCAAGGTATGTGGAAAGTTTATGTTCTAGCCCACTGCGATACCCATGTTTTCTAGCTTGCTTGTTCGGCATTGTATTCAATGTACTGTACCATTTTAGGAAACTTAGCTTTTGACTTAGCTTGTGGATGTTCTTGAAGATTAGTCCAACAAGTATTCTTGAAATCACAGAACGTGCAATGCTTATTTAACACTTTATTTCCTGTGGGTACTTTTCTAAATGTTTCCTCTTCTGGCTCAAAACAACGCACAAACTCATCTTTATCAACAGTCTTCACTGTCTCTTGTATTTTATTTATTTCTTTGTCTATGTCAATATCTTCAGCAGGTACATATTTAAACTTACCATTAGCTTTATTTACTACCCACCAGCCACCAGCAGGTTTACCTGTTGCTTTAGCATAGCCAGCCAGTTGTCCAATATACCCAAAGCCATCACCAGAAGCAAGGGTATCATATGACTCAAACTTGTTACGATAAGACCAATCCGATGCTGACTTGATGTCATCAACCGCACCGTCCATAATAATATCATATGTTCCATTAATCTTTGTACCATCCTCAAGTTTAAGTACAACACTTTCTGCATCACCATATTCAACTCCAGCTTCATCTAATAGACCCTTGAAGATAGCTTCAACTATATCTCCAAGCATCATGTTCATTACAAAGTTACTAGACTTAGGTTGCGCTGTCTCTGGCTTGTGCTTTTCAAACCATAGTTGGCAAGTTGGTCTTCCAACATTAGACATACGCAACCTAAACTCTCGCTTCTCTCTTCCACCAAACTGCCGCCGTAGTGCGTCCATGATGTCAGAGCCTATCTTCTGAATTACTTCTTCGGATATTGTGGATTTTCCATTAGCTGCATCAGCCATGTACCTATGTAGTTTCATTTCGGCAGGATGGTTCATTTCTATTCTCCTTCTTCAAGTTCAATGTCAATGAAGTCTTCTACTATATCTACATCTTCTTCAGGCATTTCTTCCTGACGTTTAGTGTTTTTTATATCCCACTCTTTACAGATGTAGTCATTGTTGTTTTTAACCCAATCCAAGAAATTAGATAGAGTATCGTCATCTTCCGTAGTGTGTTCATACGTTATGCCCATATCTACCTTACACACGGGAGTATAGTAACTGCTGTTATTATCCATCTCGTGCTGTGTAGAATCCGTAAAGTTAATAGCATGATTAAATGGCAAACGCTGATGCCTGACAAATGTACCCATACATTCACCAATACTCTTGAAAGCATCTTTGTTATCAATCTCCCATATAAAAGGAGCATCAAACTCATCTACTGGCTTACCTTTTTCATCTACAGGATTTTCCATAGACACAATACCAAACAAAACTCTTACACGCTTGACTTGACGAATCAGGTCTTGCATATCTGTAGGTAACGCTTGGAAGTCCTCAATGTACCCAGATGGCTTACCACAGTTAAACCTACCAGTATTATCTTTAAGGTCTTTCTTTAAGCTATCTGACAAGATTGTGCGCTGAAACTCACCCTTCTTTTCATTAGGCTTGGGATTTTTATTAGGTATATAACGCTTCAACATAAACCTCTGCATGAAAGGCCGAATACTAATTGTTTTGCTAAATACATATTTAGATAAACTACCTTCAATAACTTCTAAACGGAATACTCCCCCGTCAATTACTTCTACGTTCTTTAGCTTACCATTTATTTCGGCCTGACCCATAGTAGGGTAATGCCATAGACGCAAACGATTAAGGGTATTTACTTTACCCCCTGTATTTGCATCGTCAGTAATACCAACCATCTGCGCTATAGCGTCATAGTTGCCACTACTCAATACTGTTAAGTCATTCATTCTTTCTACTCCTTTCAGATTAAGATTCATAGTTATATCAGCTTACATCCTTAGTGTCAAGCCAATTATTTCCGATTTTTGCCTCTAAAAGCAAAGGCACATTTAAGTCAATCCTAAATGTGTTATTCACAATAGTAGTCAAGTCATTGTTTACCTTTTCAATAAGATTGACAACCTCACGTTCTTCGTCTGGATGTATATCAATCACAATTGAATCATGCACTGTGTTAACAATACAGCTTTGCATATTACACAATAATTTATCAATATGCAATAGGGTAAGTGGAACAATATCTGCTGTAGCAAATCCCTGCACAGGGTAATTCTTTATTTGTGTAAAGTAACTTACTGTACCATTAGTTTTTCTAACTACATTAGGAAATGAATATTGTCTTCCTGATGGTGCAGTTATTTTGTTAGTTGTTATAGCTTCTTTAGCCAGTCTGGAATGCCAAGAGGCAATTCCTTTGTATTTTTCTGTAAAGTGCTTGTAGTAAGACGCTTCTGCTGGCGTTCTTCCATATCCTGTTGCTCCGTATAGTGGAGCAAACGTATGCGCTTTTGCATCCTGCCTACTCGTAGGCTGACCAGCATCACTAATAACTTTAGCGGTATATGCGTGTACATCAAATCCAGTAGATACTTCTTCAATTGCAACTCCATCTTGTGATAAAAATGCAGCAGCCCTAAACTCAAGCTGTGCAAAGTCTGCTTCCATAATTTTGCCACTTTCCCACCGTGATATAAACACTTTCTTGACAGGGAAAGTGCCACCTCTAGGCATGTTCTGCATATTAGGGTCAGCCCCACTAAACCTACCAGTGGCAGTGCGGTGCTGTAGCAAGCGAACATGCAACTTGCCATCTTTTTTAGTATAATTCTCAATGCCATCAACGAATGATGACAGGTATGTATCTAAAGCACTAAGACGTTTTACTTTATGTAAGAAACTTTTAGCATCTTCCATACCTCTTTGTCTAGCAAATCCCTCTAGTACTTCTAGATTAGTCTTGCTTGTCGTAAATCCATGTGCGCTTATCCACTTTGCGTCAGGTGCAGAGAAGCGTAATCCAGCCAGTTCTTTTGTATTCATAAATAAGAAACCTACGCCATTACAATCCTGACACTTAGAAGGCTTTGACCAATTACTGCCATCCACCTTCTTTTTATAATATGTGCCACGACCATAACAGTTGGGGCATTGTTTTGCCCTCGTTTTGTAGACAGGCTCTGAATGTGTTGCTACCATCTCTTTGTATGCTGTCTTGCTCATGTACCTATCAAAGTTGTTCTGCCACATAGATTTGTCAATAGGTTTTCTGCTGTAGATAACTTGAGACAGTTGCTCTGGACTATTTAAATTAACAGGTGTGTCTCCCATTATCTGTGTAATCTGACGCTGTAGACTGTCAATAAGTTGACGTTTCTCATGCTCAAATTCTTGACGCACACTATTAAGTGCAGACAAATCAACTTTGAATCCTCTTTGATATATACGTGACAGACATACTGCTACTTTATTTGTAAGTATGACTGTTTCCATAAGACCCGAATCTTCTTCTGTATTAAGACGATAATACAACTTATCAGATAACTGTTGTGTAGCTAACAAGTCAGCACTTAGGTATTCGGATAACTCATCATGCGGTATATCCTTAGTAGTATAACCTTTTTTGAAATACTCTTTTAGTGTGTCTTGCTTCTTTGTATCTAAATCATAACGGATAGCACACAGTTCTAATGAAAGGGGTTCTTTCTGTCCACGCTGTAGAACATACTCTGCCAGCATAGTGTCAAACACAGGGCCATCATATGTGAAGCCTGATTCCCATAGCCATAGCAAGTCGTGTGCCGCATTGTGCATGATGAGAACTGTAGCGGCATCTAGAAACTCCTGTACCAATACGTGTCCATACTCATCAGCCTCTACTTCACTGTGATCAAAGGTAACGATACGCTCTACTCCTTGATCTGTAAGCATACCCACCATAGTCAATGAGTTCTCTGGCTCAAAGGGGTCAAGGTGTAGTTTACCATTCCTAGTAACAGTGGTGTTCTCTACATCAAGTGTTAGTTTCATTTAACTTCTCCTTATGATTTTGTAAATATTTAACTGCATTACTAGTAGTTGCTAAGTCATCTCTAAACCCACCAAGACCGTCATTACAATGTTTACATATATAACCACGAAATGTGTTCGTATCATGGCAGTGATCCAGTACCCACGTTCCTAATAGTTTCTGTCCATATTTATTTACCTCATCAATAGTACGCTGACATATTGGACACCGATAACTAGCTTCCTGTGGATAAGGATTAGTCTTACGTAAGTAAGCAATAACTTGCCTGTGTCCTTTTTGACAAGAGCGACATGTTCTTTTTATCTCTGCCTCTCCTGTTTTTGTATAGGACATCTGTTGGAAGTTAGTAATAGGCTGTCTAATATCACACTTGATACAGACAAGACCATCCTCACATACCTTTTCAATATCTTCTAAAAATAAATCTAGTTGGTTCATGCTGTATATCTTCCTGTACGATAATCTAATTCACAGGTCACTACCCCATGCCAACCTGACAACTTATTCTTCACGACATTAATGTGACGTTGCAAGTCTTCTACATTAGGATCATCTTCCTGCTTCATTGGATTCTTAGCGATAAGTAACATAAGGTCTGCCTCTGCCGCTTTACCTGTTCTACTTCCTTCCATCATGCTCTGATTAAGCAACACCTTACCCTCTGCCTCTGCAGATAACTGTGACATGTAGAATACAGCACAGTCATACTGTTTGGCAATCATTCGGGCATGGATGGCATTAGCCTTTAGAGCCTCATCAGGACGGGCAAAGCCAGCAGACCTAGCAAACTTATCTCCCATGTCCAGAAGAACTACATCGGGCTTGTAAGTCTTACAAACAGATTCTACCCAAGACATGTCCCTGCCTGTTGCATCTTTGATTTTGATACGCTCCTTGACAGGGGCATATAAGTCACGTGCCTTGGCTGGATTACTCTTAATCTGCTTCATCGTCATTCCAGTTGCGGCAGTAAGGTAACGTGCGCCAACACGATGACTTCCTTCTTCATTACATAATATAATGCAGTTAGCACCCTGTGATGCTAGACCCTGTGGAGATGCGATGAGGCTGGCATGAAACGATGTCTTGCCAGTGTTGGGACGTGCGCCAATCTCAATCAAGTGACCAGCATTGATACCCTCAACCTGACGACCTAATGTTGGTATATTGAATGTCCAACGTGCCTCAAGATCATTCTTGGCAAGCAGTGTGTCAATGTCCATATCATCCCACTCTACATTTAGATCAGGCAGAAAGTTATCATTGTATTGTTCAAGTAGTGTACGCAATGCCTCTAGGCTATTCTGTGTACCATTTACATACTGAAAACCTAACTCTGCAATGTCTGTACCTACTACATCCTGAAACAATTTAGATAAAACATCCTGTGCCACATCACTGCCCAGTGGATGCTCTTTCTTTATCTGACTAAACAGATGCTGAAAAGACTGCTTCTGTGCAGTGGTCATAGTTGGATTGTCTGATAAGAACAATGCCTCAATCTCCTCTGGCACGACCGACCGACCATACTTGTCCATTGCATTGTCAATGGCTTTCTTGATTTTACGGTTGTCTGTGCCAAACAGACGATCAGGACACTTGGCTCCACGATGATTGTCGTAGAACTCCTTATCCATTAAACTTCTTAGTATTGATAACTCCATTTGGTTTTCTCCTATATATCTTGGAAGGCAAGAAGCCGTTCCATGTCATCGGGGTTTTGGTATTTAATATCATCATTAAGGCGTAGCACCTTAACGTCATTCACGTATCCACTCAACTCTTTTTTAAACTGTAGTGTCTTTAATAAGGCATCGGGGTCTAACGCCATAATAGCTGTTGAGAACTGCGCTAGATACCTTTTATGCGATTCAGACAAAGAAGTGCCTAGTATCGCAACCCCGACAAAAGAACCGTACTCACCAACAACGGCTGCACTAACACAGTCCTCAACAACAACTGCGACTTTACCACAACCATACGTATATGGCAAGCCACTATTTCCATATCTTTTCCATTTAGGTAATCTCTTGCCTAATGCACGACCTGCACCATCTACTGCCAAACCCTCATGTATCACAGGAAACACAACTCTGTCTTCCTTTACATCGTACATAAGACCTAATGCTTCAGCATCAATGTCCCACCTAGCACACCATCTGTTCATGTGCGTACCACCACTACGATTGACTACATAACTTGGCATTTCAAATGTCCCAAGTTGGGACGCTTCTTGATCACCATACATCTTACGTAAATCATCAGCAGTAACTTTAGCACGGGTATTACCACTCACACTACAAGAAGCCTTGTAACAATTCCACAATAGTTTACCCATATTATTTGTAGCAGTAAATGTTTTGTAAGAATTACAAACAGGACAATTAATCCTACGAGATTCACCAAAAGGTATATCTAAATCTTCTACATAACTTTTAATATCCATTATTATTCTCCTCATATATATATATTATATATAGGTCTGTTTGGCAATCACGATGTTTAAATATCATGTTTTTTACGAGTAGTCAAGGCTAAATCTGCACTAGCGAAAGTATTTTTCATGTAAGGCTTAACTGACTGTGGGTTAGCATGTCCTGTAACCGACATAATATTGCCCATAGACACCCCAGCCTCAACCATTTCTGTAGTACCTGTACGCCTTAAGTCTGATAGGCGCAAACTATTTGGTAATCCTGCCTCACTCATTATTCTACGTGCAACCTTTGGTAGTCTGTGTAATGAATAAGGACGATAAATACCCTTGATAGGCTCTGTCATGGGGGCAACATACTCTTGAAAGCCAAAGTCTTCTTTTTGTTCAATAAGCATATCATTTAATTGTTGCTCAATAGGCAAAAATACTTCGGCCTTACGTTTTGATTGTTTAATGTGTACACGACATGTATTTAAATCTAGGCTGTCCCATGTAAGCATACGCATGTCCCCTAGACGCTGACACCATTCGTAGGCCATCTGAGCAATAATACCTACGTTACGTGTGCTAAAATCGCCGTAGGACGTGTCTAGAAAGGTTTGTACCTGCTCCCTACTCCAGACAGTGCTACGGACGCTCACAGGGCGTTTTTTGACGGATATAAATGGGTTCACTAATATCATTTCCATGTGCATACCGTGATTAAATAAAATACGTGCTGTGGACAACACATGATTAGCAAGATGAATACCACGATCACACCACTGATTGTATCCCAGCTTCGCCATACGGGAAGATACTTTATCACAGTATCTGTCCCGAATAGCTTTGCCTTCAACTACAGTATCTAGCATGATGTTAATATGATACTTATATGATTTCTTAGTTTCATCTCTTAATACATTGAAATCATATGAAGAATAGTAATCATCTACTACGTTTTGTAGTTTGTACTTCATTATGCGGCAATCAGTTGTTGGAATTGCGGTGTGCTAGTCCACTTAGATACATCATGCTCACGCTTCCACATTGTTTCTGCTTCCGTGTCATTACCTGTATTCTTTACAGCGAAACCATTGTACTCATTTTGGTGACTTGCATAGTTAGTAAATGCTGAATACAAAGCCCAGACATTTTGTCCCCTAACGGCAGTCTCTTGGTTGTATAAGCTGTACATTTTTTTGGCTCTGCTGGAAGACATGATAGTTTCCAACATATCTTTTACATTAGAAGCTACCAAGTATGTCTCTGCCCATCTTTGATATTGATCTGCAGACGCATTAAAGTCAGACATTGTTTCTTTTAACTCATCAATAAAGTTATCAAGATCAAAGTTAGAAGAGTTTTTCTTCTTAACCTTATTGTACTCACCAGTAATCATCCCATTGGTACAGAAAAAGTCAATTGAACCAAAGTAAACCTGATTAGAACAACTCCCATCAATTCCATGCAAAGCGATCAAGCGAGGTGCAATGGTAGTTGAATGTTTGTCTGACTCAATCTTGCGTGTTACATTAGGCATAACCATGTCCATCATAACCCACGCATTGTTACGTGCAGTTTTGAAGTTAATGTTCATGCTGTCACAAAATTCATGTCCTAGATGATCAGAAATGGCATTATGTGTTTTAGTAAAATAAGCACCATGAGAATTTTTAGGAAAACCCCTGCCTACTATGCCAAGGTACTCGCCTGTATTACCATTTATTACGTATTTAGACTTATTAAATTTAGTAGGCTCAAACTCCACAGGAAAGTTAATGTTCTCTGGAAGTATGTCTTCTGCTGTAAAATCTAAAGGCATTTTTTATTCTCCTTTTTATGTCCCAAGTTGGGACGGTTGATACCCTTGAAGGGCAAGTGATACTCTGTTATATAGATAAATAAACCTAAAGTCAAGCCCTTAATCCCATCTGTAAAAGATATGATCATTGATCCTGACTGTCATTGTTTTAGTCTTAGCCCACTCAGGTGTTACATAGTGAGCATGATAATGTGTTGCACCTTCAACAAAGTCATCCAAGTTACCATGATACACACCATGTGCAATCATCATAGCCTTGGTATAAGCCTTTGTATTTTTTGGCTTATCAGACTTGCCATCACAGTACCAGCTAAACTGACACCTATTACGAACAGGGAAGTCAGGCTTCCATGAGTATGTAGGTGACTGCTTTACCACCTCACATACTGTGTTGGGATACCTTTTATCACGCACCCTGTTCATCACCACTTGGGCTACCGCAACCTGCCCCAAAAAGGGCTGGTCACGTGCCTCATGGTATGTGTTAAGTGCTAGGCATACAAGTGCGGCTTCAATCACAACTGTCCAGCCTTTCTAGTACAGCCATCCATACATTCAGTTCTTCATTGAAGTATGGTGGCTTCACCAGCCTAGTCATGTAACCCAATGGGTTATACATATCCATGTAGTCCTCTACTCTACCTTCCAGCAGGTCAGGTGAACTAGCTATGATTCTGTGTTCTCGCATAGTGTTACTCATTTGTGTCATCCTCATCTAATATCCAATCAGCATAGTGCATACTACGCCCTTGTGCATCCTGCTTGGGTACAAACTTAAAGATGCGGTGCAAGTCACACTCTAGCTTCTCTAGGTTGCGT